TTTTTACGGAGTAGAGGAACAAAAAAAATCCCTCCCCGAAGGGAGGGAGAATAATAATCAAATATCAAAGAGAGTCAACAGCAGAAAGAGACTTCTGTCGAAGAGACTCGGGGAGAGGTACATATCCCAGAGAATCTGAAGCTCCTTGTGCTTCTTCACTCAGCATGTAACGAAGAGCAGATTTAACCGCATCAGTTTTATGACCAGGTTCGGCAAGGATCCAAGTCAAAGAAACGATGGGGAATGCATTAGCACCAGCAGGGTTAGCATCAGTTCCACGCAGTTTGCTATCCAGTTTAATCTGTGCCAGACCAGCAGCAGAGGTCTCACCATTTGCCTTCACATAGTTACCGGCACGATTTTGAATGGCAGCCTGTTGAAACTTATCACCAACAACATAACCATAGTTCAGGTATCCAATAGCACCTTCGGTGTTCTTGATGATACCGGCAACACCAGAGTTGCCTTTACCGGCAACTGTTCCAGCAGCAGGCCACTGAACTGCCTTACCACGTCCTACTTTGTATGCCCAGTAAGGGGAGAAAGCAGAGAGTGAATTAGTAAAACCAGCTGTCGTGCCCGAACCATCAGAGCGAACAGCAACAGTGATAGGACCTGCAGCACAACCGAGCTGCGACCAGTTATCAATACGTCCATAGAAGACCTTTGTAAGTTCAATCTGGGACAGTTTGAGATCGCAACCAGGCTTGTTATATGCAACTGCGATTGCACCACCAGTCATAGGGATTTGTACCATAGGACGGGAGATGCCAGCAAGTTTGCTATCAGAAACTGCTTTATCGGATGCACCAAAGTCAGTAGTACCTGCCTTGTACTGACGAACACCGGCACCAGATCCTACTGCTTGGTAGTTTACTTGATTGCCAGTTTTGGTTGCGTAGTCTTGAAACCACTTTTGATAGATTGGAGCAGGAAATGATGCACCGGCACCATTCAGTCTTTCACCTGCTTCAACAGCAGGAGCAGCAATGGCAAGAATGCCAAGAGTAAGAGCAGCAATTTTCATTTGTATTCTTTAGTATATTGTTTACTTTTTTTCTAAATCAGAATTCGTAAGAGACGGTTGCCTCATACTTCCAATCCATTTCATCATCGACGAAGACGTATTCTGCCTTAACTTTTGCACCGAGGGCATCAGTCATTTTGATCTTGGTTCCAATTTCCAGAGCAGTGGAAGTTTCGGTGTCCTCACCATCAGGAGTTTCCCAGTTAGGACCAACTTCGATGTAAGGCTTCAGGTTACCAACCTTGGTCTCATATCCTACACGCATTTCGAGAGCAGTCTTATCGAGATCTTCATCAGTTCCTTTGATGACAGCCTTGCCGCCGACATAAGGACCAGCAAAAGCAGGTGCTGCGGTAGCAAATCCCAGGAGTGCTAATGCGGAGAGAGCGAATGCTTGTTTCATTTCTATACCTCTAGTAATTTTTATTTTGAGTGTCCTCTAAAGACTTTTACATTATACGACAAGTGTAAATTTTTGTCGTTAAAACAAAGTTAAAGAACAAACCTCAGTATTTAATAGAGGTTAATCTTAATTTAACCATAAAAAAAGGACTCTCGTTAGAGAGTCCTAAAAAATCTAAAAATAAAGGTATCAGAAGTTATACTTCATACCCAGTTTACCACCAACACCAAAGTCATCATCATCTTCGGCAGTCAGGAAGGAAACCTCTCCATAGACTCCAAGAGCATCGGTCACAGGAAGACCGATTCCTGCTTTACCAGAGAATTCAGTTTCAGTGTCAGCACCGTCCACAGCGATAATCGCTGGACCAGCCTGGACATAATATCCAGCAGCACCAATACTTCCTTCATATCCTACGTGAACGTCTGTCGTTGCCCCGGTGTAATTATCTCCCGTCCATCCGGCGTTTGTTTCTACATTTACGTAGGGACCTGCAAGGGCAGCACCAGCGGACATGGACAGAGCAGCAGTTGCTGCGAATACAGATTTGATCATTGTTTGTACCTCTTAATTTTTACTTGTGGAATGATTACCCACAGATGTGAGAAGACTCGACATGTCTTCGTTTGTTACCTTTTGTTACGACAAAACAAAGGTATAGTATTTATACTCATAAGAGTATCGGACATTTCGGTTATCCGAAGCGAATGACGGGGATCGAACCCGTGACAAGAGCTTGGAAGGCTCGCATGTTACCGCTACACCACATTCGCAAAAAAGGCATATGCCTATTGTACAACAGACTGCCAGTCTTTGTCAAAGATTTCCAATCCTTTATCTGTAAGGATATGATTGTACATATCTTCAAAAATTTTAGGTGGCATTGTAACTACTTGTGCTCCATTATACCATGACCTTACTGCTCTCTGAACACTTCGGATAGAAGCAGAAAGAACCTGAGTCGGACATCCATGAATACGATACAGTTCAGAAATAGAACGAACTACCTCAAGTCCTGCCACAGATTGATCATCAAGTCGTCCCACAAAAGGAGACACATAATAAGCACCGGCACGAGCAGCAAGAACTGCCTGTGCGGCAGAGAAGATCAGAGTTACATTAACTCGAATATTTTGATAAGATAGTTCTCGACAAGCAGCAAGACCATCTTTAGTCATTGGAACTTTGACAGTTGTACAGAAACCAAACTTTTCCTGAAGTCTGAGTCCTTCTTTAATCATTTCATCAGCAGTACCAACAACTTCCATACTCAGATCATTAACTCCAAGATCTTTCAGTTCTTGATATACATCATCAGGGTTTCTACCACTCTTCATAATCAGAGTAGGATTGGTAGTAATACCATCAATCAGTCCAGTATCAAAATGTTTTTTAATTATTTCAGTATCAGCAGTATCCAGAAAAATTTTCATTTTAACAAAAATATGGAAAAAGGCAGGTGAACCAACCTGCAATTTTGGGGAGATGTCTACCCATGGTTGTGTTGTGGTGGGCGGAAGGAATACATTATACCTTCACCGAGTGGGAATCACTGATGTGATAATAGGTCACTCAGACTTTCGGACCTCCTGGTAAGAGTTCTGTGCGAACACAGCGGGCACCACCCCTGTCCTACTATACATTACGCCGTGCCTCCACAAGCGTTGTTCTGTCACACCCTATGGGGAGGATCAATCCCCAACGACTCAGGTAGGATTTGAACCTACGACCGACTGCTTAGAAGGCAGTTGCTCTATCCAGCTGAGCTACTGAGTCATGTGAGAGGCGGGAACAGTCTGTCGTTCCTCTTGCCTCTCAACTCAGTTATTATAGGGCATCCCGGTCAGGGAGTCAAGCCTTTTTCTTGGATGTAGGCAGTTCTTCTTCGACTACTTCTGTCTCTGCTACTTCTGCTTCTTCTTCGGGTTCTGGTTCCGGAAGTGTAACACCCGTTTGTTGAAGATATTCAATAGCACCTTGAACCTTAAGGAAAAGTTCTCTTCTTCCTGCTGCAGCATTTTGAAGTTTTCCAAGTTCTTCATTCAGTGTATCTCTTTGCTCTAAAAGATTTGCAAGATGTTGTTGCTGTTCAGTCATTACCAACTCAAGTTATGTGTGATTTCCTATTATATAGACATGTAAATCATATAGGACTAAATAATTTCACATCGGTTTTCCTCATATACCAATGAAAAAAGTATTATTTGCTTTAGGTATGATTTTGATGACATCACCCGTTTATGCAGGTGGACTTGTTAGTAAGCACGCTACTAGTGTTCAATTGACAGTAGATGCTGCCAGAACAACTGCTTCAAGAATTGGTTCTTCGTTCACCATTTCTGGTTCAAATATTGATACTACAGATGGAACAACTGCAGGAACAGTTTCTGCCGGTACTATTTCAAGTGGAATTTATAGTCCCGGTACAATTGCTGCAACTCAAGATACTGCAGGTGCAGCATTTTCTTTCTCTCAATCATATACTGAAGGTGATGCAGTTCCAACCTCAGCACCAACCGTAGGAACTGTAGGAAATCTTTCTACTCAAACTTCTTATGCTGCCGGAGACAATACTAATCTGGCAGGTACTGTAACTTCGGCAGGTGTCCTTACGGTGACTGCCGGTGGAGCAGGATCTAGTGCCATAGGACAATTTGTAAGTGAAATCACTGTAATCGACTGAGGTTAAATAAAAATGACTAAATTACAAGAGGCAATCGGTCTTGGGTTGGTTCTTGGTATAATTCATGGAATAATACAACCCGTATATAGTGTGCCAGTTGTGCCAAACTTTCAGCAAGGCTCAATGACTAGTCATACAGAAACAACAAGTAAAGTTGTTGAAACCATAAACTCTATGGATTATAATACTGGTTATCAGTATTCGGCAACTGGATCTGGAATAACTACAAATGATAATTTGTCTCCAGGAACTGGAGCAACAACTGTAACTATTGATGGAGTGACATCGACATGGACTGGAGTAACAAGCAAACCACAATTTACACAAACAACACCAGGAGCGGCGTTTCAGTTTACAGAAACTTATTCAGGACCTGGTTTACAAAATCACACGATTATTCAAAGAACAACGGAAGTGACAAGTATCACCGACACCACAAGTATTTTTTCCCAGTAATTCTATGCCTAACCAACCTTGCGACTGCCCCTGCCACTCTGGCGGAAACTGTAGGGGGTGTAAGTGCAACCGCAGCACCCGTAGCTAATAGTTCAGGCTCAGTCACAAACCAAGCTATTCAGGTATTACAAGGTCCTTACATAACGAATACTTATGGAAATGGTATTCAATGTCAAGGGGAAACTGTTAATTTCACACCATACCTAACAGGAACAGCATCCGCACAAAAACCATTTGAAGGAAGATACTGGGATAATGTTTATGATATGAGAGATTTAGATGAAGATGGAGCACCAGATAATCCTGGCAGTGTATTATATCAAGTTCCTATTAGAACCGGACAAAAAGATAGTTATAACTTATCATTAGGTTTCTCTGCTACATGGAGTATTCCTCAGGATAAAAAATTACAACAACAATGTAAAGAGGCAGCAGCCGCTAGTATTGCATTAATGCAGCAACAATCTGCCAATAAAAGATTAGACTTTGAGATCGCAAGACTTAAGAACTGTGGCCAGTTAATAAAAGACGGAATAAATTTTCATCCCAAAAGTCCTTATTATAAAATATGTGCCGATGTCGTAGTAAGAGATAAAACTTATATCACTCCACATTATCATACTATCCCTTCGGTTTCAAAGCAGAACGAAGTTGACGTATCGCACGATTCCGATCACGCTGCTCTGCTCGGCGGTCCGATAAACTCAAAACCGGCAATTTCTTCCCCCTAATACTAGCAATCTTCTTAACAACTTTCTTTATAGTTGGTTTAATCACACGAAGTAAAATATCGGCAACTGGTTTAGCAAGAAGAGCAGAAGTTGTGGCAACTAAAGCAATTGCGGCTGTTGTAGTTGCTGCTTCTGGTGCTGGCAAATACTTTTCTTGCCAGGGTATTTCTGGTTCCGGTGGAGGAATTTCTTCAACAATTTCTACAGTGGCAGTCTGAGCAGGAGCAGGTTTTGGTATATCTTGTATAGGAATATCCTTTGGAGGTTCAGGTGCCTTATATGGTGGTATTGGTGCCTTTGGTGTTTGAATATGATCTTCAGCATTAAAATCTATCGGGTTATATGATGGAATACCCGCATCACAAAATGTTTTTACACCTCTTCCATCATCAGATTTAATTTGATTATTTTTTGGATTATTAGTTTCATGTGCCTCAACACATCCAGGAATATCAACAATTGGGAGACCAATCTCCAATACCACAGGTGGAGCAGAAGGTAAAGATAAAGATGCATCAGTTAACCATTTAGGAATTTCAGGTATGTCCAAAGACCTAACCCGAATTTCAGGTATATTAATATTGGGCATTAGTCATCAAACACTTTAAATACAGATGTCCAAATAGAATGAAAAAATACATAAAGGGCAAATGTACTTGCTCCTTCTCTTTTAGTATTATTTCGGTTTGTTTTTTTCTTATATTTCATAATTAAAAAGGAATTGCTCCACCAGTAATATTAGGCGCATTACCAGGAATTGCTCCACCAGTAACAGAAGGGATTTCTGGTATTTCTGGCATTAGTTTTTCAACAATACCAGGAATTGATTTTACAATTTCTTCAGTTGCTTTTTTTCTGGCATCTTCAATCATCACATCTTTATGCTTATATAACCAGAATCCTCCACCTACTGTGGCAGCACTAATAATGAAAGATGTTAGTGCCATGAAATTAAAAACTGTTTGCATTTTTTACTCCACTAAAGTTCCGTGCTGTCTACGTATTTCACGTAGTTCTTCAAAATCCTTTTTCTTTGTTCCTCCATCATATTCCCAGGCATATCCTTCAGCAATCATTTGTTCGTTGAGGGACAGCTCCGAATCCCCGATGTATAACCAGCCAAGAAGACGACCATACTTCCCGACGCCACCAACAAGTTCAGTCCTAACAGACAACTCATCATCACCAGATACAGCACCTTCCAATTTCTCTTTAAGCCAATTTGTTGCGTCATAACCAAGTGCCTTCTCCTCAAGATCTCGGGTTCTCTTCTCCGGAGTATCCACTCCTGCGACTCTGACTCTTTCTTTTTTATAAAGATCGAATCCAAGATCGATAGTAACATCAATCGTGTCTCCATCAAGAACCCGATTAATCTCTATGACTCGAAAGTTGTAACATGACTTCCGACTGGGGGGAACCATAGCGCCCATTTTTTACCTCCTTTGCATTTGCCGCAATACCCGCGATGACAATCACTGCTGCGATGACTGCTCCCGCACCCCATACCCATTTTTCAAGAAGACGAACTCTAGATTTAAGTTCATCAATACTTTTTTCAAGACGGTCATAGTCATCTTTTCGAGTCATTCTCTCTTCGAGACTCATGACTCGTTCTCTCATACTACCAAAATAATTTTCTAGGACAGCGATTTGCTTATCCTGTTCAGCATCCTTACTTGTCAGGTCGCTCATCGTTCAATTCATCGAAAGCTATACGCATTATATAGACAATATAATATGAAACTCCAACTAATAATATTAAAATAGAAATAATAACACTCCAAACAGGATCATTTACATTCTCATGTGTACGAAGAATTAAATTCATAATTATTTGTTTTTATTAAATGGTTCCCAATGCTGCCAATTATATTTGTGTATTGCCCACATTCCAATTACAGGAACAAATATTAGAAAAAAACCCATAAGACCTAATGTCCATGGCGTTTCCATTGTGTACCTTACAAATAAAATCATTCTGGATAGTCCCATTTAGTGATTTGATCTGTCTTGTGCCAAGGACCCCAAGTCCCCTCTTTGTAAATATAGGGTGCAGTTCTTATTCTACACGAATCACCTGTACATAATAAATCATCAACAATTCTCCAAGATTCTAACACTTCTTCAGAATGAACAAAGTGTGATTGATCACCATTAATTGCATCAAAAAAAAGTTTTTCATATCCATCCACACCTAACCAATCTGGATAACGATGAGTTAATGTAGCTGGTTCAATATTATCATTAAGTCCTGGAGACTTCATATCAATACGAATATCAAGGTGAGCACAAGGTTGTAATCTAATTACAATACGATCACTAGTTTCTTGACCAAAATAACTGAGTGGTGGAGACTTAAGTTTAATAATAACCTCAACACACTGATAAGGCATTTTCTTGCCAGTCATAAAACGAAAAGGAACTCCTTTCCAACGCCAGTTATCGATGAAAAGAGAACCAGCACAATAGGTAGGAGTGGAACTGTTAGAATCAACACCCTCTTCACTGCGGTAATTTTCATATTGTCCACAGATTAAATCCTCCCCTAAACGAGTGGCAGAAAGTACTTTTGTTTTTTCTCTACGAATCTCAACAGCATTCATACGACAAGGTGCTTCCATTGCTATCAATGCAAGAACCTGAAGCATATGATTCTGTAACATATCTCTCACGACACCAGCAGTCTCATAATATTGAGATCGTCCCTCACAACCAATTGTTTCAGTTGCGAAAATCTGAACCTCTTCTATGTACTCCCGGTTCCAAAGTGGTTCCAATAGAATATTGCCAAAACGGGTGGTAAGGATGTTATTAACAGTATCTTTGCCGAGATAATGATCAATGCGGTATACTTGTTTTTCGCGTAAATACCTGCCCACCACTGACTGTAAATGATTAGCAGATTTATAATCGTACCCAAAGGGTTTTTCAATAACCACACGCGATGTTTCTGGGTCATCTAAAAGTCCTGCCTGTTTGAGATTAACAATGGCAGATTCATACCTTTCTGGTGGAACAGACAAAAAGTATGTTGTATCATCTGCTTCTGGTAGTTTTTCTAATGTAGATTGAGAAGTTAAATCTGTAGATACCCATTCCAATCTTTCTTTAAAATCTTTAGGGTAATCACCTAACATCCATAACCAATCATCTCTACTCATTTCCCTACGGGAAGTTCCAACGATTTTGAGATTATTTGGTAATAACTTTTTCTCATGCAATTTGAAAAGAGATGGAATAAGTTTTCTCTTACACAAATCTCCGGTAGCACCAAAGATTACAATTTGATTAGTGAGCGGTTCCATTTCCATTGTAGTCTTCTGAGTCGTAGTAATTATTTTCACCCTTTCGTAACCCGAAATATATTGTGGATAATACAAAGGGTATCGAGATCCATAGTAAGACATCAGCGAACATGGTGACCTCCAAACATATACCTCATACCATTCAATATTTTATTGGCAAATTCACCTAATCGTCTTGAGTTAAATCTTTCGTAAAGCGCACTGCTAATAACAGGAACGGGTACACCAAGATCCACAGCGGCGTTAACAGTCCAACGACCTTCACCAGAATCGGAAACCCCCCCATCGAATTTTCCAAGCTTAGGATCACTGCGAAGTACATTCGCAGTAAGATCCAATAACCAAGACCCAACCACACTACCACGACGCCATAACTCAGCCACCTCAGCAACATCAATATCGTATTGATAATTTTCTGGGTCTGACATAGGAGCGACTTCAGCATCGCCTTCATGAATATAATTCGATCCCAAATTTGCATTTTTAAGAATATTGAATCCTTCTGCGTATGCTTGCATGATTCCATATTCAACTCCGTTATGAACCATTTTTACAAAGTGACCTGCGCCAGGTCCGCCACAGTGTAACCAACCGTACTCAGCAGATGTTGCGCGAGTGTATGGATCTGTGCGGGTTGCAGCACCAATTCCCGGTGCAAGTGCCCTGAAAATGGGGGTGCATACAGATACTGCTGTATTTGCACCACCAACCATAAGACAGTATCCACGCTCCAGACCATAAACTCCACCACTAGTACCACAGTCAATATATTGGATGCCCAACTTTTCCAACCTTTCTGCTCTCCTGCGAGAATCCTTAAAGTTGCTATTGCCATGATCAATAACAATATCCCCGTCGCTAAGAAATGGTAATAACTCATTTAATGTTCCCTCCACATTTTCTGCTGGTACAACCATCATAAAGATTCCCGGAACATAAGTTTTCTTACCACCAGTAAGAAGAACCGAATCCCCACTCTTTACTACTTGAACAAGGCTTTCAATAGAAGTTGTAACTCCGTCCACATATCCGTTTTCATATGCTTCTTGTGCCTTTTCATAGTTTCTCCTATAACCCCATACTTCAATTTCTTCTTTCATCATGCGACGAGACATACCCTCGCCCATTCTGCCGAGTCCGATAATTCCTACTTTCATAATCTATCTACTTATTTTACGTGTACTTTACCAATCATGCCAGCACCTTTATGCGGGGCACACCAGTAAGTATAGTCACCAGATTCCGAAAATGCAATATCAAATTCTTCACCAGGCAAAATTGCCAATGATTCATGACCTAAGTCAGGACGACCCTCAAAAATAACATTATGTGGAGGAAGCATACCATTAATAAAATGAACTGATTCACCAGCACTAATGGTTACTTCATCAGGATCAAATACAAGATTGCCACCAGATCCCATGGTTACATCTACTGCCCATGCTGGTGAAACTAAAAATAATGTAGTGAGAAGTGCAAAAAAGAACTTCATATTTGCTAATTCGACTACATTATCTAGTTATTTTTTACTAGTGTCCTAATACAAAATGTTAGCATCCACTAACTTCTTTTGCTATTTCTCCGCCAATATCACCACCAACATTCTGACCCAACATCACTGCCCAACCTGCTGCTAACCAACCAACATAAGGAATAGCAGTTAGTGCAGGAGCAATACCAGCAGTCATACTAGAGCCTACCATTGCACCGGTACTTTGTCCAGAACCTTCCGCCTTGATGCACGCTAATTTTTCGGCACTTAACTTTCCCTCTTTTGATTTTTCACCCCCCTGAAGATTTTTATATCCTTCCATTGTATATTCATGTGTAGTATATTCACTACGAACTTCACTTCCTTCAGAAGTTTTACCAAACCATCCCTTTTCTTTATGATCCTTATCAAGACTTAAACTCTTAGTGGTTGTAAGAGTTTTAGGATCATTTGCATTATATCTTAACTTATATCCTTCTTTATCAACCTTTACATCATAAGATGAATATTCTCCTGTAGGAAGATTAATATTGGGGTATTGAGGTTTATCAGCATACTTTTCGGTGATCTTCATCATATGTCCAAGTATACCAATATGTGCAACTGCAACTATACCCCCAACACCAAGTAGAACCCACTTAAATGGGTTCACAGATGGTTTGGGGGTTTGTTTTTCTTGATTATCTTGCATGTGATGTGGAGTCCAAGTCATGATTCATTGACCTCATTCTACTTTTTCTTTTTTATCTTCAGATTTTTTTGATTCTTCATCTTTTTTCTTAGCGGGTTGAACCCCAAAAGTAGCTAATGTTCCGGTAAATACGCTGGCTATAAAAGTCGGATCTATGTTTTTTTGAGGAATACCAGGAACAGTTACATAATTAAGAGTCAGAATTGCTGCTGACCAACTTAATATTACAACTCTCACTAAGGTAGAAACACCCTCATCAGCCCACTCAAACTTATCCTTTTTGGTTTCCTCTTTTTTTGTAGGCAGGTTTGAATCTGTCATTTAAAAGAGGCACAAGGCTCTTTTATTTAGTAATAAATCCCTTGTCAACAAGATACTTTCTAGTTAGTGGAGTTGGTTCATAAACCTCCCACATTCTACCTCTTGCACAAGCAGAAAGGGCAGCAGCAGTCATACCTTCCGTTTTACCTGCCCATGTTGCTTCTGCTTCCCATGGTACTGCTGACTTGGGATAGGTGCGTTCTGCCATATTACGCCAAAACTTAGGAACCTCTTCTTCGGGTTTAATGACGGCAATAAAACTATTATTAATAGTTCCTGCCATACAATCCTGTGCAGCATGCCATCCCTCATGACGCATCACACTCATAAGAACATGTGGACGATGCATGAATGCCTTATTAAGGAAGAAATTATTTCCTACAGTATGATAAACACCACGATGTCCAACAGGAAAATATTTTTGATCTGCTAGAAACACATTAACTCCGACTTGTTCCAAAGAGACAAGCATTCTGTGGAATTCACTAGTAATAGAATCATAACTACTATTGGGATAAGCATCAGCAATAGTAGCAATACTTTCGACTTTGTGAACATCTTTAGTGCATTCTCTAAGAAGCATACATCCCATTGAATGCATGGTATTAAAATCTTTATCTTGTAATGGATCTGAATGAGAAGGAAGAACAATTGCTACAGTAGCAATCAAAGATGCAATAATTTTTTTCATGAATAATATGCCTTGTAATAACTAATAATACCAGCAGTGCTTACATTACCTTGTGAAACCCAATCATGAGCACATTCATACATTGATTGAGTTGTATATTTTGGAATAACTCCTTCCATTTGTCCACCATATTTAGCAAGAAGAACTTTTAATGATTGTTCACGGAGAGCAAGTTTTTCTTCACTATATCGCCAATCTTCATTCATAAGAATTGCTCTCGTCCATTTCCAGAACTCCAACCACCAGGACCTTCATGAAAGTTTTCAGATCCTCCAGGAGGATTTAAATGTAGAGTAGTGTTTTGATTTTGTGTCACGATTTCATACATTTTTTGGTGAATATCATCAGGTTCAATAGAAAAATTTTCTTCTCGTTCCTGACGTTTCATTTCTATCTCTTGTTCCATATAATCAAGTTGCTTTTCTGTTTTCACAGGAGCAGGTCCAAACCATTCATCATCTTCAAGATATACAGGTGCCGGAATACCGGTATATGATCCATATCCTTGAGTAAAATGTCCTGACTCACATTCAACTAATGGTGCTTCTAATTCAATATTTTCTGTTACTTCTGGCCAGTTAACACTAGTTGCCTGTTTTCTACTAAAAATACCGATTGTCTCTTTAAGTTTTTGAATAATCATTGCCAGTGATAGTGATAGAAATTTCCTTTAGAGTGACACATGGGATCTTGAGATGGTACTCTATATCCCAACATAGATTGTCCTTTGAAATCTGTTCTTCCATTTAGAATCTTTGACCAATAGGCAATACTTTTATTACCACTAGGAGAACTTAGTTTGTTAATCAATCTAGGATCTGGAACTATATAGGAATTATAATTTAATCCTTGATACTGACCTGGAGCAAATACTACTCCAGAAATCGTATTGGGAAACTTATCAGAAAGTACACGATTTAGTACAGAAGCAGCAACACAATATTCATCTGCAGAATTTGGATGTGCTTCTACCTGAACAACTGTTGCCAGGTTTTGATAATCAACAAGTGTAAGTGAGGCAAGAAGTTCTAACATAAATTAATCATCTCCAAGATATTCTAGTGAAAAAATTTCGTGATCATTAATATTTGGATTTAACCATTCGGCAAACTCACATTGAATTGCATAAGCATCTTCAATTGATTTTAGCACATCATCAGTCTCGGTTTCACAGAGAGTGTGCAGTCTATCAACTGCCCAATCATGAGTCGTTTTCAGGGTGTCTTCCAAAGTTACCATAATCTTTCCGCATGTAGCGTCCGAGAATATTGCTATTATAGTACGCCGGGACACCGTTGTCAAGGGATTCACTCAGAACATTATTTAAAAATAATTGCTTCGTTTCTTCATAATTACAAGTTCCCTTTGTTTTATGAAGACTCAGTATTTCTCTACTGAAGTTCTCCTTACCATACTTTTTAACATCTTCCTTTAACTCTGGACAAGAACCATAATACTTCTTCCAATCTGATTCTATTTTTACTTTTCTTTTTTTTCCTACCGGCGTTCTAAACGCCCAAAAGTACTTTCTCCCAATGTACTGTCGTTTGTTGGACTTATTGGTAATGAGATACACAAAGCCAAAAAAGTCCCGAACATCATCCCCAGTAAAAGGTCTGTCCAAATATATCCATGGGTTTTCATATGAATCCATTCATATTGTTTAAGCTGTTATTATATATCCATCAACCCTAACAAAGGTATTCTAATAAAAAAGAGGGTTGTTGTCAACCCCCTTGAAGAATTATATCAGTCTTTCGGCATCTTTGCCCCAGACTTATGTCTGGTTGTGCCTGCAGAATCAACATAAGTTTCTCTCTCCCTTCTAGGAGATACATAACCGACTCCAGGAACTACACCAGTCTTACCGGCATCTCTGGCAGCATTTCTTGCTGCTGCTCTTTGTGCTGCTCTTTTACGATTGCGATCATAAGAACTCATTGCTTCATCAACCTGATTATCAGATTCCAATATAGCAGCAATTTCTTTCTCAGAGAACAATCCAGTCGCTTCTAATTCTTCTTTCTTAAGATTTGCCTTACGATACTCAAGATCGGCACGGGTGCCTTTATCCATTTTACCCTGAGACTTAGGCTTGGTCTTACCACCTACATCAGGTTGCATTCCAGGGTTTGCTGCCTTTACTCTACGTCCATGAGTGTATTCAGCACCACTCATCTTAGAGTCACCAGAAACCATCTTGCCACCTTGAGAGCGAGAATCAGCATACTGCTTATCAGTCTGACCGTGCTTACCCTTGTAGAGTTCTTCTACATTCTCTTCACTCATACGCTTCACGACCTTCTCTGCCTGACGCTTAATGAATCCTTTGATGCCTTTCTTTGCCTTATCCCTTGCCTTACCAGGAGCACTCTTAACGGCATCTGCTGCCTTAGTGGCACTGTGTGCTGCCTTTCTACCTGCTCTTCCCATCTCGTCCTTGGCGATAGTACCAGCAATCTCAACACCTGCCTTAGCAGCCTTGGCAGTTCCAACTGCTCTGTCAGCAGCACCCTTGACGGCATCTCCTGCCTTCTTCATGGCGTCTCCTGCCTTCCTCATGGCAAACCTTCTTCGGGCACCCACAGGAGCACCAGACGCTCTTTTTGCTTGGGTATCATGTCCGAAAGTTACCTTTGCTTCATCAATATAATCATTAGCAGCATCCTCAATCATTAAGACTGCATCTTCTTCAGAATAACCTTCCTCAATGAGTTCATCAATTAATTCATCACAAATATCATCAAACAGTTCTTCATTGAGGTCTTCTGTTGGTTCGTAAAATTCTTCACAGACTTTTTTGAAGTCATGAAATTGTTTTTGAGACAGGGACATTGTTCCTTATATTATATCCATATATGGATATTTATAAAAAAAGAGGGACTACTCGTCCCCCTTGTATGCTTGATATCCATCATATTCACCGAACATATAGGAATCAGACAATGCTGC